AACTGGTTAAACCCATTGGCTCGTGCTTGACGCTTAATCTCGTCTACAGTAGATTTATATACTTCAAGCGGTTGGTGATCTGGTTTGTCAGTCCTAGCATAGGGCCAACAGTAACTACATTTATAATTACAAAATCTGCCCAGTATCCAACTTACATTAAACAACGGTCTGTCCAGCATAGTCTGCTGTCCAAAATGTGTAATCTTTTCAAAAGGTATACTAGAAAATTCCATATTTTTTGTACATATTAGATCTTCGTGTCACAACATTTTTGTAATGTTTTTTAGTCCATGACTTGTAATATTCCGTTGACAACAACGATTGATGTGCTGACAACACATTTGATAACCTGTTTACTATTACAATAAAATAAGGAACCTCAGTATCAAACACTCTTCCGTATTGAATATAGTAGTCTTGTTTAATTATCTTTTTGTTAAGGCTCCTAATATATAAATGTAAATGGAAGTACCATCTAACAGCTGAAGGAAACACTAATATTTTTACATCGAATGTTTTTTTGTCTATTAGATCATAAATTTGATTTTTAATAAAAAGCGATTTACTTTTTGAAGAATATNCTACAACATCTACAAGACCTCGAAGCCTTGCTGATTTTGCATATGGGCAGGGTGGAAATTTGTAATCGTAAAATTCATGATTTGCTTCAACATAATCTGTTATCCACTTCCAAATATCTTGTTCAGGTGTCAATTTCATTCTACAAATATATAAATGGTTTTCTTTTTTTTGCGTTTTTAACAACACTACGATGTTTCAATTTAATTACAAAATTATAATAAATTTCTTTTAACCAGCTCATTGTAATTTCCTAATTAAATGATTTGCAAATATTTCATGAAATTTGATTTTAGGGTGTGTAAATGTATGTGTATCTTTCTGATTGGACCAATCAACTATAGAATTAAAAGAATAATCCTCATCTATAATAGAATATAAATTTTCTATTTTAAATTCTTTATAATTGTTAATTTCCATTTCTTGATGATAAGTGTTGTAACAATATTGTTGCAATAGTCTGCCATTTAACGCCAACGATAACAAATTCAAATGTTGAATATCAGAATACCAATTATACATGTGATGTCGGTAATCTAGATTATTTGAAAATTCTTGATGGAACAATTTACTTGGCCAATGCTCATCTGTACCATTTACACAACCGACTATTGGCTTGCCTAATCGATTAATCCAAAAATACCGACTAATTTCCGAATGCCCTACTAGTATTAAATCATTATCGGTTATAAAGTTATTAGATAAATCTTTTTGCAAGTAGTAGATCATCGATGCGCTATTTCCGCCGTATGTCGCTCTGTTAACATAATTGACATCATAGTGATCGGCTAGTATTTTAGCCCATGTGAGATCATTTTCAATTTTAGCAATTTCTTGTAATGACATTTTGGTCTGTATCAATTCTATCCATTTTTTTAAACCATTTATTCTTTTGTATTCGTCAATTTGAATTTGGCTATACTCGGGCACTATTTTAGTGTCGGCCAACTCCATTCCGGCTGTTAAACTACATCCATATACTATAATCCTATTAAATAGTATTGTGTTGTTTTTATAACTAATTTCTTGCATTTCAATTTACCGAGTATGTTGACAGTATTTACGCTAGATACTATACTACATATTGTAGACGTGAGTGGAACATGGTATACCTCCGGCTTGCTGGGAACGGGTCTAGCTCATTGAGCGACTTTGTAGGTTCGAATCCTACCGTCTACACCATTTTAATACACAGAGGCACAGAATGAAAAAGGCACTATTAATTATAACATTGTTATCTGCTAATGCGTTTGCATACTATGAAGACCCGCATCAACAGTTTGATATGACACATAATGAAACGAACGAAGTTAAAATAACTTTTATTCAAAGTAAAAATGTACAGCAAACTTGTAATGCAGAATCGATTCGTCGAGGTAAAGGTACATTTGGGTATAGCATTGAAGCATGTAGTTTTTGGAACTGGGATATGACTGAGTGTACAATAGTCACAGCCACTACAGCAAATTTTCACACAATCGGACATGAAGTGCGTCATTGTATTCAAGGTAATTTTCATAAATGAAAAAAGTAGCAAGTAGCCCTGAGCGTNATACCTTTCAAAAAGAAGGGTATATCAAACGCTGNGAGAAAGAAGGCAAAGAGCCTAGTCCTGCCTATACCGCCATGTACAAAACTTGGCGAGAACAAGACGCGGAGAACCTTAAGGATCCAGAGTGGCAAAAGAATAATATGGAATACGATTTACGCAGTTCCAAAGAACTATGCGACAAAGTCAAAGCCAGCGATGCGTATGCTCAAAACTTATATGCCGCAATGTGTAATATGACTTGGCAAAGCAGAGAGTTTTGGCAAGAAATGAAAGGTGAAACTTGGAGTTGCAGTTGGCGCCATGCCGGTGGTATAATTGCTGACATGCGTGAAGAAGGTGATTATATCAATTGGTATTGTAGTGGTATCGGTGGTGATCTAAGTATGGAAGACGTCCGTTCAGAAGGCTATGTGCCNGAAGGTCAAGTTACTGAAGAAATTGAATTGGATCTAAACCGTTTGGGTTGGAGACCAATTCCGTGGAAAGATGAANGAGTTTAAGAGTAAATAATACTATGACACAATGGACTATAACTTTAGAAGAAGATCCGGAAACCGGAGAAATAATCCTCCCATTTCCAGAAGATCTTTTAGAACAAGCTGGTTGGAAAGAAGGAGATACACTTGAGTGGAAAGACAACGGAGATGGATCTTATATCCTTGAAAAAATAACTAATGGCTAAAGACGATATTATAGAATTAATAGGAACTGTTGATGAAGTATTACCTGGTAATATGTTTCGTGTATCAGTAGAAAATGTACCAAATGCTCTGCTTTGTTATTTGGGTGGCAAATTGAAACAAAATAAAATTAGAATCATATTAGGCGACAGTGTTCGTTTAGAAGTAAGCCCTTATGATTTAACCAAAGGTCGTGTAACTTATAGGTTGTGAAAAATGAACAGTATTCTTGAACAGGTATATCGAGTATGTAGTACAGTTCAAGAAGAGATTCCTGAAATAACTACACTAAAAAATCTAATTGCTAGAACACGCAACACTTTTAAACTTTACAACTTTGATATAGATTTAAAAAGTAAAAAAGATAAAAGTTTAGACAATGACAAGTGGTATGTTATGGCCTATTACGATAGCGATAATGATGCCCATAATGAAACTCCTATAGAAGTATTAGTTTATCATAATTTAGACAGTACTGAACATTTCGGGCCTAGACAAATCAAATTATTTTTATTAGAAATATTTGATGCGGTTGTACATGAATTTAGACATCAGCACCAAAGCATGCGCAGGAATTTTAAAGAATACGGCGCCCATACTCCTAGTCCCTATTACCAATATCTTCAAGATCAAGATGAACAAGATGCGTATGCATTTAGTATAGCTATTGAACTACTACGAGTCATGGATCGATCTCGCGCCCAACGCAATTTAAGTAGAATTAGTAAAATGAGCAAAATGCGTACCGGAACGGTTTATGTTAGTTCAACTTTGCGAGCTTATATTGAATATTTTGGTATAAGTACTATTACCAAAAAATTAGCCAAAAAGATATATCAGCATTTGGAAACGATTGACAAGAGATACATATTCGTGTAAAATACTTGTATATTAACTAATTCGGCAAGCGAGATGCAACCAAAAGAATTTCCCACACAGCAAGTATTAGAATTGGCCTGTGCGGCACAGCGAGTCAATCGTGCATATCTCAAAGAATCCGAAACTGTATATTCAGAGGACGGCAGATACTTGTACTCTAACCATACTAACAAGATGTTGATGCTTTGCACATTAACTCCTGCAATTTGGACTGCTGACCCAAAAGAACAACCTTTCCCTCTTAAAGTTCTTCCCGAAGACATTGCTGGTGCAGAGGAAATTCAAAAGTATTACAAGCGACTATTGTTTGCCGCTATCGAAGGTGAAAATGAATTTCAAACCAAAGTTAATTCTTTACTGAGTGGTGACACAATTAAAGAAAATGAGTTTGGGTATGTGGCCTGTCTGCCCAGTGTATATGCTCGAGATGTCGTACAGAACAAAATCAAAAAAGTTGCACGGCAGGTGGAAGAAGGCTTTCTAGGTAAACCTGGAGATCGTTTGGCAGATTTAGATTGCGAAATATTAGAAGTTGTAAAGTCAAAGAACTTTACAGGATGGAATATTTGTGCTATAATAAACAGCAGAATGGCATCTTGGATGAGCCAAGTAGAACTTAAAAGAGGGCCATGTATCATCGTCAAAGCTCGAGTTAAAGACAACAGCAAACATTGGAAACACGGCAATGATGAAACTAGATTAAATTATGTAAAGGCGGCACAATGAAAGAACACAGTTTGAACAAACAAAATCCCTTTATAAGGGGATACTATATTGATCCTGATATTTGTGATGCAATTGTCGATTATGCAAAACAGGAACCAAATTTATTCTCTCCAGGTATTAAAGAATATGAAAATGCGTGGCTAGAGCATTTTGAATTGGAACAGCGAGCTAACTATCTACGGTCGCTATTTGGTTGTCTAGAAGAATATAAAAAAGAATTTTACTATTCCTATCAACAAATGGAGATGTGGGCTTTGAGAAGTGGCATCAAAGTACAGAGATATGATCCTGGAAGATTCTACCATAATTGGCATTGTGAAAATGATGGAGACCCTGCAGTAGTTACCAGGCATTTAGTTTACATGACTTATCTCAACGATATTGAAGAGGGCGGTGGTACAGAATTTTTCCACCAGTCTCTACAGATCAAACCTGAAAAAGGTCTTACATTAATTTGGCCCGCTGATTGGACTCACACTCATAGAGGTATATGTGCCCCTAACGAATACAAATATATTATAACTGGATGGTTTGTGTTCAATCATACCAAAGCATATCACGAAGGTGCATATATTTTGAAATCAGCAGATATCGATCGTGTGAACAGAAATATACCGTAAACATTATAAAGGAAACAAAATGATTACTATGAAAGAATTCATGGAGTTAGTGGACTATCGTATAACTGAAGGTAGCAAATACGGATGGGAATGTTATGGTCCAAATGCCTACATGCTAGACTCCTGGAACGGTGAACAAGATGGCTATAGTTTTACTATCATCTTTGATACTAAAAATCATACCGTATACGAAGTGCAGGCACACGATTATGTCCATAATCGTGCCTATCGCATGTTCAATGAAGACTTCCTTAAGAAAATGAAGAAGGAAGCCAAGCGTCGTAATGTTAGTAAAAAAGAAGCATGGGACAATGTTGACTATATAGATTTAGAAGTAGATGATGATTTTATTTCCAAATGTCTAGCAATCAAAGCAGGCGAAGATTACGACACTCGAGTATCTGTTCCGATTGACATTCCAGACCATGAACTGTTACAATATATGAAAATGGCACACGAGCGTGACATGACCTTTAACGAATTTATTGAAGAAGCACTACGCTATGCTATTGACGAACATAAATCAGGGCGTCTTGCAAAAGAAGATGCGGATAAGTTTAAGAAAGAACACTACAACTATTCATTTGTAGACGAATACAACGAAGAGGATTAAATGAGAATCAAATTGGTCAGTGACCTTCATTTAGAGTTCAGTGACATCAATATTCAAAACGACAACAACTATGATGTGTTGATCCTTGGTGGCGATATTTTAATTGCCGAGGATCTGCACGACCATCCAGAAGTACATCCTGCTGATCCTGTGAATATTCCTAACTTGGGCCGTGCACAGTCACGGGCTCAGCGTTTTAGAGATTTCCTCAAGCGTTGCAGTTTTCAGTTTCCACATGTAATTTATATTGCAGGTAATCATGAATTTTATCACGGTCGTTGGCATGGTAGTATCGACCACCTTAAAGCAGAGTGCGCTAGGTTTCCTAACATCTACTTTTTGGAAAAAGACAGTAAGACTATTGATGATGTAACATTCGTAGGTGGAACACTTTGGACAGATATGAACAAAGGCGATCCGCTGACCTTAAATGGTATTAAAGACATGATGAATGACTTTAGAATCATTAAAAATGATCTAAAAGGATTCACACGCTTTACTCCTATGGAAGCCGCATCGCGTTTTAAGGAAACTGTTGACTATATTCGAACTGTAGTAGAAACTGATCCGCTTAAGAAGTATGTAGTCGTAGGGCATCATGCTCCTAGTTTTAGCAGTATACATGAACAGTATCGAGGCCAGACTATTATGAATGGTGGCTATGCTAGTGACCTTAGTGATTTTATTTTGGATCACCCACAAATTAAATTATGGACACATGGCCATATGCATCAGTGTTTTGACTATATGATTGGCTCTACTCGTATAGTTTGCAACCCTAGAGGATACGAAGGCCACGAGCCTGACAGTCTTTGGAACCCACAAATTTTATTGGAGATATAATATGACAGATGAAGCAAAATCGCTAAGTGTTTCTGAAATGCTTAGAACAACCGCAGATAATCATGCTAAGTTTATTGAGCAAGTGGCTGCACATATTGAAAAACTAGAAAGTGCGGTTGCACAATTACGATCTAGAATCACAGAATTGGAGTCAATCAATGGCAACAATACTAAGGCATAGTGATACCTGTCAAATAAAAGTTAGTAAATCTAACAAACTAACTGAGGCAGTTGTTCATGATTTTGTAGAGAAAGAATCACTCACTGTGATCGTTAACAAAAGCGTTAAAATTGGCATGTTATGGAATGGTCGATGCTATGAAGGGCGTAGTGCCGGAATGGACTTTGAAAGCGCCGGCCCTACAATAACTAGAACTCAGGTTGGTCGATGATTAACGGACTAGATATTACTGTATTTGATAATGTGTTTGATAAAGAACAACAGATCCACATGTACAATACAGGTAGGACTTTTCCTTACTATCTCGCCAATAACGATCTTCCGGGTAATCCTGGTTGGGAACAAAAATTTATGTCTGAACTTGATAATGTACTGTTAAAAAAGTTTGGCTTTTTTGAATTATTATCAAACAATCATCCTTTAACTAATTTGTTAAAAGACAGGATTATGGAACGAGCCTATATAAATTTAGGTATACCTTCAGATGCTCATCGGCTGCACGATGATATGTCAGAAGAAGGATACATGACTTTATTGTATTATATGAATCCGTTTTGGATGATGGACTGGGGTGGTGAAACAATTTTCTTAGATGGCAATGGAGAAATTGGATATACTAGTCCTTTTGTATCAGGGAGAGTTTTGGTATTTGATTCTAGTATTTTACATGCCGCAAGAGTTCAGACTTGCGAATCAAATGCCTACAGATTTACATTTGCAGCCAAATACAGCAAGAAACAAAACAAATGAAAATTGGTCTTAGTTATAGCCGTTGCGTAAAGGATATCGTTGACGGAATTGTAGATATCGACGATGTTCTCATTATTATTGCTCGAACAGATTTTGATCCGAGAATTGACGAGCAATGGCAGAGTATATGGGACGGCTATCGAGAGCCTTACGGATTAAGTAATCCAGAATGGCGTAACTATCCGCCTGAAGACGAAGACCGTTTTCGTAGTGTCAGCATTGAACTTTTGGAAACTGGCAAACTACATCAGCCTCGTCAGTTCGGCGCTCACCCAAGTCGCCGTCCAGAAATTTGGCTAGAAGCAGTATTGCCAAATAGTGAATTGGAAAAGAATCCTGCCGCTAAATTGGCTTGGGAAAAGTTCCAAACCATTGCTGGACTTTCGAGTGTCGAATTGGATGACAAATATCAGTAATGAACATATAATACTAATATCGTATCTACACGAGATTAGAGATGAAATACCTATCGATATTAACAGTTCTATTACTTGCAGCCTGCGACCAAGCACCACCGCAAGTAATAGTACAAATCAAAGAAGTACCAGTCGAAGTTCCGGCCAAACCTGACGGATGTGATGTAGCAACTTCTAGTAAATTAGTCACTGAACACACTGTCAGTGAAATACGAAATTTGATTAAGATTAAAGAAAAATCCGGTCCTAGAAATCTATGCACTGTAGAATTTGATCTAGATGTCGACGGCGAAACACACCATTTGACCGAACATGAAATTGGTCTCGAACAACAAGAAAGTCTCTGTTATTACGCTCGAGAACGAGCTAGAAAGAATCTACTTTTAGATATTGGTGGCAAGTTTCGTAGTGAATCCAATATAGAATGTAGATATCATGATAGTTGATTGGCAAGATCCTATGTTGACATAACATCAGATTTCAATTATACTAATTACATCTTAACACACACGGAGTTTATATGAAGGCATTTATAGCAGGCACAATCTTTGGATTGATCCTAGCTACCGTTGGATTCAGCGGTATCGCTAGGATGTTAGATAAAGGCGTAGACACAGTTAAAACACAGAGTCAGGAGTTAGCAAAATGAACAATTACCCAGTAAAAAATTATATGTGGCTAGGAATTTCTAGTGCATACCTAGTTTTAGCCATGTTGACAGGTTGTAGCACAGTTACCACTTCTCCACCGGAAAAGGTAGTCACTATTACCCCTGACGAGTATGCAAGACGAATTCAACTAGAGCAAACACAAAAAGCTAATGCTCTTGTAGAAAGAACTATATCACAGGCGCCCGAATGGATGAATCATTTGCCAACAAGTGAAAATGCCGTTTATGAAAATGGAACCGCTGTCAGCAGCGATTGGGCTATGGCCGACCATAAAGCTAAATCTATCGCATTTGGTAAAATTTGTATGGCGGCTGGCGGCACTGCAAATCAAAGTACAAAGATTTATAATCGAGAAACAGAGTCCGGTAATCAAAGTTTTACTGAGTTAGCTATGCAGACAAAATGTAAAGAGATTGATTTAACTGGGGTCGAGGTTAAAGAGCTTAAACATATATCTGAAGGTAATCGATATCGTACCTATGTTTTAATTGCATTGCCAGTAGGAGAAGCTAATATTTTCAAAGGTCAAAAATCTCTTGCTAAGAAAGAAGTAAAAGCACAACCTCCGAGAGAACTAACCACTGAAGAACGTGCCAATAATGCGTTTAAAGAACTAGATAATTCAGATCCTAAAGAAGAAACCATACCATCTAGTAAACAGTCACAAAGTAAAGTAGTCGGTGTAGTAGTACCAGATACCGGACAAACTAGTGAACTTAAATTAATGGATGTAGACAACGCTGAATATAAAGCTCGTCGAGAAGTTGCACTACAAAAGCCCGGTGCTGTAATTGGACAAACAACTATTCAAAACTAGTATGATTAAAGAATTTATTAAAATTGTAGAAACAGCCGAAGGCATCACAGATAATTGGTTCAAGACAGGTTCGTTTGAAACTTACAAACATCCTACTCCTATCCATTATACGACTGCTATAGATTCCGGAACGGTGGATACACTCGAAGGTCCAGTTGACTACCAAGCCGGACATAAAATCATCACAGGTCCAAAAGGCGAGCAGTATCCAGTAGATCCAAAAAAGTTTGCTGAATACTATGATGATAACAGTGACGGTACTGCTACTCCTAAGAAGATTCATAAACATGCTAAGTTGGCTGATCACGATGGCGTAGTACATGCTTCATGGGGAGATTTGAATTACAAGTCAGGTGAGGACTATATTGTGCGCCATGGTCCTGGAGATTATGGTGTAGTAAAGAAAGATATCTTTGCTAAAACATACGATACATCAAATGCTGTATAACGAAATTGAATTAATGGAAATGGCTCGAGATTACGAAGCCATGGAGCGTCAAGCTATACAGGACGCAGAAGAATTGCGCCAACTACGAGAAGGCGAACGCATTATTGTTCCTGTAGATATCGAACATGCCCGTACAATGTTTAAGTTGGCTAGTTACTATCTTAGCCAACATGATGAAGAATTTAATTTAACAATGGAGATACAATGAATCCGTTTCGTGATCAAGAAAAGTTTATGAAGGCTTGTGGCCAAACTGTTGATACTTTCAACAATGAACAATTTTCGCTGTATCTAAATCTCATCAAAGAAGAATACAATGAATTGTTTACAGCCAATAATGAAGATGACCGTGTAGAAATGTTAGATGCCTTAATTGACATTTTGGTTGTTACAATTGGTGCTATCCATAGCGCAGGGTTTGATGCAGAAGGTGCCTGGCGAGAAGTAATGTCAACTAACTTTGCCAAGATTGACAAAGAGACTGGACTTGTGCGCAAGCGCGAGGACGGCAAAGTATTAAAACCAATTGGGTGGATTCCTCCCAACTTAGAACCATTTATTACAAAGGAAAACAATGCCTAATTTAGTACCAATGGTAATTGAGCAAGAAGCTCGAGGAGAACGCAGTTATGACATTTATAGTCGTTTGCTAAAAGATCGTATCGTTATGTTAGATACGGATGTTAATGAACATTCGGCAAGTTTGATTGTAGCTCAATTGTTATTCTTAGAAAGTCAAGGTAATGAGGATATTAACTTTTTCATTAATAGCCCTGGCGGTGTTGTTACCGCTGGCATGGCAATTTACGATACAATTCAGTTCATAAAACCAGATGTATCGACCATCGTTATGGGACAGGCTTGCTCGATGGGTAGTTTACTCGCCACTGCTGGCGCTCCTGGCAAACGCAAGATTCTACCAAACGCTCGCCACATGATTCATCAACCTAGCGGTGGTGCTGGAGGACAAGCTACAGACATGGAAATCCAAGTAAAAGAGATCCTAAAGATGAAGCAGAGTTTGACCCAAATTTATGTTGACCATAATAGCAAGGGCAAAACATTTGAAGAGTTCTACTCAGCTATGGAACGGGATAACTTTATGAGTGCCCAAGAAGCTGTAGATTTTGGGTTGGTTGACGAAATAGTTACCCGCAGAACTTAACAAAACGCCCATAAAGTGCGTATATAATGGTTGACCGTAGTATACTATAAATAGCTATGTCTAGGAGTGTACTATGGCCCAACTACCATTTGACTGGTCCGAACTTACTCGCAGTAACCTGTACTCTATGTTCTATTCGCTCGCTGGCGAAATCGTAGGAAAAGACTTGTCTCCTGGACAAATACAAAAACGCATCAATAAACACATTAAAGCATATCTGCCTATTAAACTTAAAAAGTGTTTCTATGCACCAACAACTAAAGGATTTGTATTCTTAGGCGGAGTTTACTACAGTAATTTAGATAAAAAGTGTAAACCTGCTATCGAAGTAAACTTTAATTACAATCCAGACGATAAGAAATTAAAACTAACCGACTATCGATTTAAACGAATGGCTATTAGATTTGCAGATGTTGTATTGCATGAAATGGTTCATATGCGCCAATTTCGTGCTAGAAATTTTAAACCATTGCCTGGTTACCAAAGTACAGCAGAACTAACTAAAGATCGTAAAAAACAAGAATATTACGGCGATAGAGACGAAATGGGTGCACATGCATTCAATATAGCCTGCGAGTTAATTGATCGGTTTGGCTATGATCCTAGCCAAATTGGCAAGTATTTAGATTCCAATCATTGTCGAAAACATAAAACTGCTACATGGTGCGACTATTTAAAAGCATTTGATTGGAATCACAATCATCCAATTATACGCAGAATGAAAAATTTAATTATGCGCCAATTAGAAAATGCCTATTTAGGCAAGCCATTTAAGACATCAACACACTTGACTTACTGATAATTACTCTGTATAATATACACTTGTACAGTTAATCAGTGGAGTCAAAATGAGCGATCCTTGCTATTCAGTTATTAGTTCTTTAGAAGATCATCCTAGTCGTTTGAACAAAGAAGCTATTATTCTAGCCCAAGCCGAAGCAGGCAATTCTGAGTTCTTCGAAGGATGCCGCCTTGCACTAGATCCTATGATTACTTTTGGACTTAAACAAATACCGGAGAAAACAGATGAAGATGGTACTGGTTTGCCTTGGGATAGTTTTACTCTCACTCTTACTGGCTTCGTTAGTCGCAACGTTACCGGTAATACTGCCAGAGATATCATTGCATCCATGATGAAAAGTGCCACTAAGGCAGAGTGGAATGGCTGGTATCGTCGTATCCTTATTAAAGACTTACGATGTGGTGTAAGCGAAAAGACCGTTAACAAAGTAGTGGAAAAGAAATATGCTGACTATAGCATTCCTGTGTTTGGGTGCCAGCTTGCTCATGACTCCGCTAATCACGAGAATAAAGTATCTGGGAAGAAACTTATTGAAGTCAAACTTGATGGAGTACGAGTTATTACAGTTGTCCGTGCCGACGGCCGTGTTGATATGTTTAGTCGTAACGGCAAAGAGCTTAACAATTTTCCACATATTGTAGAACAGATTAGTTCAGTAATTAAACAAAAAGGTTCCAGCAAGAGTATGGATGTTGTCCTAGACGGTGAAATTATGTCATCTAGTTTTCAAGACTTGATGAAACAAGTACATCGTAAGGACAATGTACAAGCGGGAGATGCTGTTCTAAACTTGTTTGATGTGTTGCCATTGGCAGACTTTGAAAAAGGTATCTACAACAAAGACCAAAAGACTCGCAGTGAGATGGTTAAGTTTTGGGTAGAACAAAATCAGCACTTGATACCTAATGTAACTTATGTTGCCAACGAACTTGTTGACCTTGACACCATTAAGGGACAAGAGCGATTTAAAATGATCAATACTCAAGCGGTAGCAGGCGGTTATGAAGGTATTATGATTAAAGACCTAGATGCTCCTTATGAATGTAAGCGCAGTCATGCATGGTTAAAGTTGAAGCCATTCATTGAAGTTAGTTTAGAAGTTAAAGAAGTCGAAGAAGGAACTGGAAGAAATATTGGTAGGCTTGGAGCACTTGTATGTTCAGGAACAGATGATGGAAAAACAATATCTGTAAACGTTGGTTCAGGTTTTAGTGACAGTGATCGTGATAGCTTCTGGAGTTCACGCGATCTTTTAATACAAAAAATTGTAGAAGTACGAGCCGATGCTGTTACTCAAAATCAAGATGGTTCGTATAGTCTTAGATTTCCTAGGTTTTTACGATTTAGAGGTTTTGAATCTGGAGAAAAATTATAATGACAGTTAATGTATATTGGACTAGGGCTAACCCCGATTCTACTAAATTTGAAAAAAGAGGGTTTCCTCCTTCTAACATGTTAAGCCCATTACGAGTGGCGGCACCTATCCCTTTGTCTAATCATTTAGATTTTAAAGAGTTTTTTGGACCTATTGCAATTAAGTGTCCTGCTATTGTAGACGATTTAAAAAATGTATATGTTATTAAAAGTCCAGTTGATCTTAAATTGATATTTGAAAATGGCAGAGTCAACGTTGAAAATCAATCTATTGATTTTGCTAGATCTTTTCTCGGAGATCCTATGGGTAAACATGGGCTCCATCAATTAGAACTGAGCTATTTGTTTTTTGCTGAAAAAAGTCTATTGATGACTCAATTACCTGCTTATTATGATTCTAACAACTTTACTAGCACTACATTTAATATTACAGCCAGTTTTGATATCGGCAAATGGTTTAGGGTAGCTGGGAAATCTACTTTTCTTATCAAACCCGATACAACCTGCATTGATATCAAAGAAGGCGATGCGCTTTTGTACATTAAATTTAATACGCAAGAAAAAGTAAAATTAATAGAATTTTCAGATCAGGAACTCAAAGCCATGGGCGACCAAGGATTTGAGACTATATGCAGCAAACTTAAAGACCATTCTGCAAATGTACTTACATTAGAAAAATGCTACGAATATTTTGAAAATTATAATATGCGTAAACGAATTCTAAAAATGATTAAACGAAATAAAGTGTAAATAAAATGAGAAACTATTGGAGTTGTACACGATTTGCTGACTGGGTTCGTGGTAAGCCTAAACTCAATGCCGGCACCAGCGAAGAATGGGACCAGTGGCGCAATGAAGCCAAGTGTTACAATCCTGTGCGTTATTGGATTGCGGAAGAATTGCTTGATGCTATCCAAGGCGTCTTACTTTATATACCAGAAAGGTTAAACGATGTTAGATACTATATCAACAACAGATTTGTTTCTCGGTCTCATAGTCTTACCGCTAGTGCCCGGGATATTAAACCTGGCCAGTGGCAGGACGTGGGGAACCGTTTTTTGCCTTGCTTATTCAATGAGTTGGTTGATTTTGTTGAAATAGAACAAGCATGGCATACCTGCATGTGGAATGAAGAAGCTCGTAAAAAATATAATCCTCCATGGTGGCGCAGTGGGTGGCTTCGTTGGCGTACATGGCGCTGTCCAGAAGCAGGGCTTGCTCACTTGGATTGGGCGTCTACTTTAACTAACAAAGAGTTCATTGAAGAAGGTGAAAAAGAAGAACCGACATACCAAGCTAATGCCGCAAAGGAAATTAAAGAGCTGTATCTATGGTGGACTACTGTCTATCGGAACCGTCCAGATCCCTACGATGCTAGTGGCTGGACCGCCTACTGTGAAGCAAGTCGTTTGGCAAATGGTGGTAAACTAAATTTTGGTGATGACAAAACTCCTGAACTCGAAACAATGTGCAATATTGCTCACCAAAAGTTGCAAGAAATTGAAAAGGCTTACGAAAAAGAAGATGAAGAAATGATGATTAGACTAATTAAAGTTAGACAATCACTATGGACCTAAATGATAAAAATAAAAAATATTAACGAATTTAGAAAAACAGTATGCGCAGTGCCATGGATGCATTTGGCATTTGAACCTAGCGGTAAAGTTATTCCTTGCTGTTTGACAAGCACACATGATTATTTTGCTGGAGATTTAACCAAACAATCTATTGAAGACATTTGGAATAGCGATAATATGAAATCGCTACGCAAAGACATGATCAATGGAATCGAACCTAAAATATGTAATAAATGTTTTGATCAAGAAAGAGTTACTGGAGAAAGCGGAAGAGTTCACCATGCAAGGGATTTCCCCGATGTACTTAAAGATATTCCAAAAAATACTAATGCTGACGGTACTTGTACCAATATGGAACTCAAGTATTGGGATTTTAGGTTTAGTAATTTATGTAACTACAAATGCAGATCATGCGGTCCCCGATACAGTTCTACATGGGTGCCAGATGCAAAAAAATTAGGTTGGATCAATGAACAAGACAAAGTATGGAATATCGAAACAGTAGATGATCTTACTAATTTTGATTTTCTAAAAGAACAAGTTGATCATGTAGAAAAGATTTATTTTGCTGGCGGGGAGCCATTAATGATGCCCGAGCATTGGCAGATATTAGACATGCTGTCTTCAAATGAAAAATTTGATGTAAGAATCAGCTACAATACCAATGCTAGTACATTAACATACGGAGGCAAAAATGTGTTAGACTACTGGAGTAAGTGGAATAATGCAAAGATTGAAGTCTGGCCTAGCATTGATGAGATTAATGAGCGGGCGGAACTAATACGGGCGGGCACTGTTTGGCATAAGGTAGAAGATAATTTAAAGGCCATGAGCGCATTGGACAATATTATTGTACGACCTGGTATGACTATTGGCGCCTGGAATGTATTTAGAATTCCAGAAATTATTACGCATTTGGTTGAAATTGGTGTAGTTAAATCTAAAAAAGAATTTGGTATAAATTATGACAATTTTTTTATCAATATGTTAATGCAACCTGAACATTATCATGTTAGAATTTTACCGGATAATTATAAAAAAGACATCATACATAAATTAAAAACATTTATTGAAGACTTTAATCAAAAGTATGAGACTGACATTAGTTCAAGATTAACTTATATACTACATGAGCTTAATACTCCTTTTGATAAAGATGCAGCCAAACAATTTTTAGAAATTACCAGACAACTGGATTATGTGCGAGATGAAAATACATTTGCAACTATTCCTGAAATGAATAAAGTAAAATCTGAAATTTTTGGAAACACAGATTTTAAAATTTAAATGAATGATTTTATTATTAATTTTAAAATCACTAATGATATCCTGTATCTTAATAACTATAAAAATGTAAGATATTCCAACTGTACAAATAAAAAGTATCTTTTTCCAATATCTCTACACAGTGAGGACAAAGATTATTTTACCCGAAATCGAGATATAGGGTTTACCGATATTCCAGATATAGTAGAGGATGTAAAAAAAAATCTTGCAAGAATTGTAATACTACTTCCTTATGAAGGTTATTGCGGTTCAGTAAATAGTGAAAGCGCCGAAGATTTTCAAATATTAGATAGTTGGTGCATAAAATTTAATCTTAGAAAAGATCACATTTATTTTATACACGGCAATCAACTACTTCAAGATTTAAATTTTACATATATTCCTGTTAATTCCTTTTATACTTGGCTCAAAACTTCAATATCTACAGTTATATCTTACGAACCGGTAGATAATCAAAATCTTTTTTTACTGTATAGCCGCCGATCCGACGGCCATCGTACAACATTGGTAAATTCATTACTGATGAATAATTTACTGAATAGAGGATTAATAAGTTATATTCCTGCTAAAAACGATATAATTAAAGAACCGTTAACCTTAGATATACCTGATTTAGAAAATGTAAAATTTGTAAACGATATAGTGTTTGAGCATTTTTCTCATACATTTATATCATTGGTAACTGAAACATTATGGAGAGCAGGAACTGTTTTTTTTACTGAAAAAACATGGAAACCCGTCGTTGCCGGACATCCATTTATTATATTAGGATCTCCAGGAATGCTTACAGAACTAAAAAAACAAGGCTATAAAACATTTGGAGAATTCTGGGATGAAGAATACGATAACGAACTTGATCTTGAAAAACGTGTCAAAATGATTATAAACGAGTTACTAAATTTATCTAAATTATCTATAAATGAATTAAAAGATTTAAGGCAAGCAATGTATCCGATTTTACAACATAATCAAGAATTATTTTTGCAACGACGAAACAGCATATATAAACGTGGAATAGAAGAACCTTTGTACATTGAGATTAAAAAAATCTGGAATAGTTTTTAATAAGGAATAAAATGCTTGCTACAGTAAAGATAGATTACAATTTTGATATTTTTTTACAAGCCGACTATAAAATTCATACAGGTAGCTGTGTTAAACATCAAACCCATGAGCTAACTGATATTCATGAACAATACGGCGGATTTCCTAAGAGTTATTGTTTTGAAAATACTATTATTCATCAGTTATGGTGGACGGCTGATCACATAGATTATAACGAACTAGGTCGCCAATTAGGTATGGAAGTTATCACCGTGAGCACAATATTACAACCGCCAGGGTGTGTAGTACCATTGCATAGAGATACATTTTATTTGATTAATCAAAAATATCCAGATCGTAAAGATCTAAAGGTAAGAGCCAATATTTACTTAGAAGATTACAAATTAGGACAGTTTATACAATATCAAACCGATAGTGGATATAAAACTAGTATTGATTGGAAACAAGGCGAAGGTTTTTTATGGGATGCAACTGTCTTACATCTCAGCGCAAATGGCGGCATGCAAGACAAGTATACTTTACAAATTTCAGGATTTTTGAATGGATGAATTAGATAAGTTAAGAAAAAAGATAATAAACAGTGACACCTTTTGTTTTTATCCGTATTTAGAAATCAGCACTAGGCCGAATGGATCGGTGCTCCCGTGTTGCTATTGGGATGAACAAGTTAGCTTGTTTCAACAAGAAAAAATAACAAAATCTAATCCAATTGAAAATTTTTGGAATAATAACAAAGTTATCACTATACGAAAATCGTTGCATGAAGGAAAAGTTTTAGAAGGTTGTAATATTTGCGCCAGAGATGGAGATGCTAGTATGAGGGCCAGAAGCATACGAGAAAATATTAACAACCGTGACTATTTACAATTAGTCTATGATACAATTCTAAATAACGGTAAAGCAAATCATACACCTCGAAGATTAGAAATTAAACCAAGTAATTTATGCAATTTAAAATGTGTTATGTGTAACGCTTATGATTCATCACAAATTGAAAAAGAATTGCATGAACTTAGCAAAAAATATAACGGAATTAAAACATACGGTGGAAGATTTAACAAAATAGTTGGAGGAAGAATAGGAGTTTGGGAGGGCAATATAGGAGAATTTGAACTTCCAGATATGGCAAATTCCGACTGGGCTGAATCTGAAGAGTTCTGGGATTACTTGAAAATCATTCTTCCAAATTTAAATGTGCTTAGTTTTGCAGGAGGAGAACCTACTATAAATCCTATCGTACATAAAGTATTACAGTATTGTGTAGAAAATAATTATGCAAAAAATATTACAGTATTCATAAGCAGTAATTTTACAAATTTAAATAAAAAATTCTTTCAGTTAATGCCGCATTTTAACAAATTTGAATTAATAGCAAGTATAGACGGAATAGGGCCTGTTCAGGAATATGTTAGATTCCCTTCAGATTGGGAAACTATTAAAAGGAATTTTGAAACCGCTAGAGCTTACATGAAGTATCCCAATGTGAAAATTTTAATAAATATTACAGTACATATATTAAATATATTTTATTTGGACGAATTACTTAATTATATTGATAATAAATTTTTAGAATATCCTTATTACAAAGAATGGCCATATAACATTAATTTACTTAATTACCCGGAAGAATTAAAAATAGACTGGATTCCTGAAAGTTTAAAAACAGTCATAATTGATAAAATTAAGACATATCAAAATAATTCAACAACATTAAAATTTTTCCCTGAACTAAAAATTAAAACAGATTTATTAATTTCTGAGTTATCTAAAATTTCTGATATAGAAAATAGTTATATTAATTTGAATCATTTACATACAATAATTAAAACATTAGATACACATAGAGAAAGTAAATATAAAGAATCGTTACCAATTCTAGATAACATATTTGAAAGCAAATTATCACATGACAAGTAATCCAATAGCTTACAACGGTAAAAAAATTATTAAGATTAAGAACGAGTCTAAGGTACTTTTGTTGACATGGGTTATAAACAACATTTGCACCAATCACTGCTCTTATTGTCCTGAAAATTTACACAGTGGCACTAATCATCACTATGACTGGGAGCATGCTGAACGCTTTATAAAAGATTGTTTTACAAAATACGGTAATATACAATGTAATCTTGCAGGTGGTGAACCAACAGTTAGTCCGTTTTTTAAAAATTTAATCAACTTAATTTATGACTTAGGCGGTGTCACAAATCTTACAACTAATTTAGTAAGAAGTAAAGACTGGTGGGGCGATATCGCACATAAGTTATCTTGTATATCAGTCAGTTATCATCCAGAATTTATGGAAACAAAATCTAAGGACGATGACTTTATAGAAAAAATATTATTTTTGACTCAACGAACTCGTATTACAGCTAGAATAATGATGCATCCAGATTATTGGGATCAGTGTTATAATATATACGAAAGATTAAAAAAAAATAATAATGGATTTTGTATTGAAATGGTCAGGATACTTCCTAACTTTGGAATAGGCGCAGACTTTTGCAAAATTCAATATACTCAAGAACAAGAAGATATTTTAAATAATACACCGCCTATACTTAATTGGAACCAATTACCGGATGATTTTCGACATCAACGAACTTTTTCAAATGCATTTTATTCTGATGGATCGAAAGAAGAGTTAAATTTTGGTCTTGCATCTGTATTAGAAAATAATAAGTTGACAGATTTCTATGGGTGGAAGTGCGATGTTGGTTTAGAAAGTTTATTTGTATTTTATGATGGTAGGGTACAAAGAGGAAATTGTGCGCAAGGCGGGTGGATTGGTAGCATACTAGATATAATTGATTGGCCGACAGATAGTATTACTTGTCAAAAACATGAGTGTCATTGTATTGCAGATTTGATTCTATCAAAACGAATAAGAGATACAAGCGATGAATCACTTTGATAGAGCATCTGTAGCACATAATACGCAAGATAGAGTTGCGATTGCATCAGAAAAAGATTGTCCGAGTGAATTGCTAAGAAGTTTTATCTTAAATGATACAGAAATTGATGTAGTAGTAGCAGCCGCACAGAATCCTAACTGCCCAGAAGAATTAATACCAAAAAACTCAAGTATTCTAGGATTACATATGAGCTTGTTAGTAGCTCACTATAGTCGTGTACAAATTTGTTCTACTTTGCCTACATGGGATCGAATGGATTTGGCAAGAGATGAAAATTCTCCTTCAGAACTCCTTAAGGTTATAATAGAGTATGATCTAGACTCAAACATTATTTTAGCGGCAGCTGCTAATAGAAATTGTCCTATTGACATGTTGAGTGTTGCTGCTGAAAAAACTGGTGTAAGATTAAGTTTGTTGTTAGCCCAGAATAATAATAATAGGAATTTTGATACTATCGATCCCGGAATTAATCGTGACCAATTTATCTTGTCACACATTATGGATCGAGATAGTCAGGTTACAGAATTAACACAACAGCAACAATTTAGAACTCAACCTAAAGATCCATCATTGCCTATCAAAGGTCACATTGTTTTAATCATGTGCCCATCATGGGGGACGGCGTTTGCTCCTTATAATATCGCAAAGTTGGCTAGTTTGTTAAGATGGCAAAACTACAAAGTCACTGTGTTTGACATGAACATTAAAGCATTTCATTTGCTTAAAGATAAGACAGAATTTAATTATTGGGAGTCAGGCCGTCATCATCTATGGTACGATGAAGACTTTAAAACAAAAATACTGCCCTTGCTAAATGATTATATCAATGATGTTGTTGAAGAAATATTGCACCTAAATCCCGATGTGGTTGGATTAAGCCTGTATGCTACAAATATTTGGTGTTCGAAATATCTTTTAAGGCTCCTCAAAGCACTTAAACCCACTATGCCGATAATTGTTGGAGGACCTGAGGCATCACAACACCCAGAATTAGAAATCTTTGAAAAGGGATTAATCGATTATGTATTTGTTGGTGAAGCAGAAGAATTGCTATCAGACTTTTTAGAAAGAAAACAATATCTGATACCTGCCGAAAAAGAAGTACTAGGCGGTTTTAATTCAAGATTAAATTTAGATGACTGGCCTGCTCCTGATTATTCAGATTATAATTTAAGTGAATATGATAGAGGAGCAGGATGTTCTATGGAGACTTCTCGAGGTTGTACAGCACAATGTAGTTTTTGCGGAGAATATCAGCTTTGGAAGTACAGATCGAGATCTGCTCAGGGCATAGTAGACGAATTAAAGATGCAAAAAGAAAAATACGGCATCTCAAGTGTTTGGTTTGTAGATAGTCTTATAAATGGAAATTTAGCTGCTTTTAAAGAAATGGTTGACAAAATGATAGAAGCAGACTTAAACATTTCATGGAATGTATACTCTAGATGTAATGGTAAAATGGATCGTGTGTTTGCAGACAAAGTGGTAAAGGCAGGGTGTTCTTGTCTTAGCTGGGGAGTCGAACACGGAAGTCAAAAAGTGTTAGATGATATGCGCAAAAAAATTGATGTATGGGAAATAGAACAAAACCTTAAGGATTTTCACGAAGCTGGTGTTGCCAACCATGTTAATTACCTCATAGGATTTCCAACAGAAGACAATTTAGATTTTCTCCACGGCATAACTGTTATATGGAACACTGGAAGATGGATAGCCAGCATTAGTCCAGGAATGGGGTGCGGGGCCCCGCCCAATAGCGATCTTGCTTTAGAATGGCAAAAATACGGATATGTAGGTGATAATAGTTGTTACGATCGAACATTCTTGGGTACATGGTATACAAAAAATTATAAAAATACTATGTTGCATAGAATTATTAGAATTAAATCTGTGGCCATTTTATTAGAAATAATGCACAAAAATTTCGATATGATTGATGTTAATGGTCATAGATACAGTGATGTTGATAAATTTTATTCTTTTTCATTTGATAAAAAAAATACGACATTAAATTTTTATGTGCACCAGATAAACAATTTAAATTTAAATATATTTGAATCTCAAACCGAAAACGATGAATTTGCTACATCGATAGCAAACGAATACACTGCAATTGCTTATTTACTATATCATATTTTACAAAATGACTTTGAATTGGAAATATACTTTAACCCAGCTGTTGACTATGTAAATTTCGGGTCGTTCAATGCTGTAAATTATACAGCAACAATCAAAATAAAAGCAAATGCAGTCGGAGATTTTACAATAAATATCGATCATACTTTAAATCACGAAGCTTTAAGTATACGATGGAAAGAACAAGTTGATCGTGAACGCGAAAACGAACGAGATATGAGTTTTACTGAAACAAGAAGTTACAGAGGCAATTTTAACGATCTACTTACTGAAACTTCTCAAGTAGGTGTTTCTGTTCATCAACAATATCAAAAAAGTAGAGAAAAACAAAAATCTATAAAACTTTCACTAATTACATAATGCAACTACTAAGAATTTATGGCGATAGTTATGCCGCTCCTAGAATAGGGTGCTGGGCTAATATTTTGGCAAACAAATTAAAGATACCTGAAATAAATAAAGCCGTTGAAGGAAGCAGCACAGAATATGCTATTAAATGTTTCTTTCAAGATTTATTCTCTGACAATATAGGTTATAATGATATTATAATATTTGTTACAAGCACTCCTGGACGTCTTCATTTTGAATTCCAAAATCAAAATCCAGGTAGTGCTGTACAGTACCTTAGAGCAGCCTCGAAAGAAGATCATTGGTATTGGGAAAATAAAGATCATTTAGAATGGTACATGGTTAATCAGGATATGAATTTGAATTCAATTAACCACGAATCGTATATTAAATTTATTAAAGATGTTGCCTGGAACCGTCCCGACAATTTATTCATTATCTTATCTAATAGCGATTCTCGCATTGATACTACTCGATTGGATAAAATAAACCCTCCTAATTTCCTAAGATCTTACACTTATTTAAATACCGTATCTGAAAATGAGATAATCGATGCAGACCTCCATAATGTTTATCAAGATTTTGTGTCATATACAGGACACGATCCAAGATCAAATCATTTGTCTGTGCCAAATTTAGAAATTTTATCCGAGTTACTGTACTATTCTATTAAACGATTGACTGTAAGTAATATCACTTATGAAAAATTTAAAACACAAATATTAAAAAAGATTAGAAAAAAACAAGATTGGGTTGAAGGTATCGATCAAGGTTTATATTATTATTTAGATTGGTACGATAAAATTATAAGCAGACAGGGATAAACATGAACTTAGGAATTTACGGATGCTCTTATACAGATACTAGTTTCGGTCATCCTGCATATTTAACACCTAAAGGTTGGCCAAATCTTTTATCTATAAACCACAATGTTACAAACTATGGAAAAGGTGGTAGTTCTATCTACTATAGCTATAATAATTTTATAAAAAATCATCATAAACACGAACAAAATATTTTTTGTATAACTTCGCCATATCGCTGGCATTCGCCAGTGGTGTTAGATAAAACTGAATATTTTGTAAATGCTCTAAGTACTATTGAACATAGAAAATACGAATTTATTAAACAAAATATATTAACTGAAAGTGTGCAAAAAAAGTTAGATGCGCTATATCTTTATTATACAGAATTGCAAAATGATGTATATGATCAAAATATGTCTGATTTAATGCTTGACCGAATTAAGATATTAAGACCAGATACTATCATGATCGAATGGGACTATTTACAACAACTTCAGAGTTTGTTTTATTCAAGTCTCGATCAAATAAGTAATCCTCGTTACACAATCGAGCGAGCTTTAGCGTTAGGAGAGAAAAACTGTATATGCCATTTGTCTGAAGAAATAAATGCGATACTTGCTGCTGAAGTAGAAAAATCATTAAAAACTGGAATATTTTCACCAAAATGGCCTGACCTTGTTTTCCATCCAAATCCGTTAGAATTTTATTACAATGTAACAGGTTGACAGCTAGTTAATTCGATGCTATAATAAGTACATTGTTTAACAAATTAGGAGCAGAAATTGGCTACAACAGCTACCAAGACTCGCCAACCAAAAGATCACAGCCCAGTTTGGGATAATGTAGAATCTTTGACCGCCGAGCAATATGCAAGCAAATTCCGAGACGCAATGGCTTACTATCGTTTGGAATTTAGCGGTAAAGATCTAAAACCTGCTGTTGTAAAATGGATGCAATCAATTGGATGCACTAAAGAAGATATTGCTGCATACAAACGAACCAAAGACGCTCGTACTAATGTCACAATGGGCGCCATTGCAGCCAATTTGTTACGAGGTATGCCCAGTTTTCGAGAAGACTTTAACAAGGGTCGAGATACAAGTGCATGGTTAAGAGAGCAAATTGTTGAAGTAATTGAAGCTGGTAAAAACGATGTTGAAGCCGAAGTGGTTACAGATTCAAAACCTATTGTGGCACAACCCAGTATCCAAGATCGATTGCGTGAAACTGCTTGTCGCATGACTGAGGAAATCGAAGATGCTATTGAAGGCTTCCAAATTGACCCAGAAAACTTCGATCCAAAAGCGTTCAAAATGATTAACTTGCTCAAGGGCAAAGAAGTCAAAGCCGCCCACGCTAGGGTTATTAAAACCCTCTACAGCAGGGATTTAGCTGAACTTGAAGAGTTGGCTAGCGGCAAGGCAGATGAACAGCTTAAAGAGGGCTATAGCCATCGTACTAAGAAACAAATTCGTAATTTGATTGCATTTTACCAAGAAATTATGAGTGCTTGTGATATGCTTGCTCAAGAAGCCAAAGTTAATCGTAAGCCCCGTAAGACTAAGTCTGTACCAAAAGATAAGATTGTTGCCAAATTGAAATACATGAAGAGCAACGAGCCTTTGAAATTGGTCAGTATCAATCCTACTGATATTATTGGTAGCAAGGAACTTTGGGTATACAATACCAAGACTCGTAAATTGGGCAAGTATGTGGCTGCAGAATATCAGGATTTGGGTGTTAAGGGCACTACAATTACAGGATTTAGCGAAAATCTTAGCGTTTGTAAGACACTTCGTAAGCCCGAGGAAAAGCTCAAAGAGTTTAAGGCCGCAGGCAAGGTGCAACTGCGCAAGTTCTTAGACGATATTAATGCCACAGACACTAGAATGAATGGACGCATTAACGAAGAAGTAGTGTTACTCAAAGTACAATAAGCATCTAAAGCATGGATAAATACTCCATAAGAGAGTATTATCCATGTCAAAACTATTCGATATACAAGATCAAACTGTTGTTATCACAGATTTAACTTTAATTAACACCCGAGGTGCGGTTCAACATAACGGTAGCCTAAATGTTACAGAAAATCTCGATGTAAATTATAACTTAAACGTCAACGGAACTATATCCGCAAACACATTTAATGTAAAAAATTTAATCACCGATAATGGCAGTTTAGCATCAGTCGGCAACTGGTTGTACAACACCGAACAAGAACTGAATGGTAAAGGTTTTAACTGGACATACGGGTTAGGTCAAACCCAATTAATTTATCGAACCGGTGGAAGACTTTGGACTAATGCTAATTTAGACTTGGCTTCTGGAAACTCTTACTCTATTGATGATATTCCTGTTCTTTCAGCTGGTGCACTTGGCGGTAGTATCACTAGTAGTAGTTTAACTAGTGTAGGAGTATTAAACAATTTAAATGTATCTGGAGATACAAATTTAGGAGATCTTGTATTTGTTAATACTAGTTTAAACAGAATTGGCATTGGCACCGAAGATCCTAGTTCGTCTTTAACTATTCTAGATAATAATGTAGAAATTGGTATTGGAAGTCCTGCCAGCAATCTAGCAACAATCGGTACTGTTAGTTGTCACGATTTAGCAATTGTCACAGACAATCTTGCTCGTATTACAATTCGTAATAGCGGTGAGGTTAATGTAGCAGGTAATTTAAATGTGGCAGGTGTAATCAATGCCGGCAGTGTTGTAACCGATAACAGAATAGATAGAACGCACCCTTTGCAGTTTAGTGCAACTAAAGATACCAGTATCTTTGGGTTGGGGTTAGTTTGGTCTGATGTTAGTATAACTAGCCAGCTGACTATGATGAGCGGGCCAACAAGATTGTGGTCTAGCGAAAATATTGATATTGCATCTGAAAAATTTTATGCTATTAACAACATACCAGTGTTGTCTTCAACAAACTTAGGTAATACTGTAATTTATAGTAATCTTAATACAGTAGGTACATTAAACAGTTTGATTGTGCAAGGTCCTGCAGTTTTTAATACTGATGTAACTACGCCAAATATTTCTATAGGCACCTATCGCTATACAGCCAACGGAATAGATTCAAATACAAACATACAATTTAGTGTTAATAATTCCGAAATTGTATATGGAGATTCAAATCAAATTAATGTTGGGGATAAAAATCTTCAAAATAAACCAGTTAAAGTGTTTGGGCCATTAAGTGTAAATATTAATAATCCAGATCCTAGTTTACAATTTAGTGTAAACGGTGATGTCAATATTGGTGGAAGACGATTTACTAACAGTACTCAAGCTCCTATAACAGGAACATTTGTTAAGGGAGATATTTGTTGGAATACTAATCCAATTCCCAATAATTATGTTGGATGGATTTGTTTAGTTTCCGGAACACCTGGAGTTTGGTCCGGCTTTGGCATGATAGCTAATCAATAGCATTGACTTTACTGTATAAGAATGTATAATTAATATATGCGGACTTAGACATTCATCCCGCATCGTGTGCTAAATATATGTAAGGAGCAATAATGATTTATCTTTACATAAAACAGCACACTATAACTGGATTAAAGTATTTTGGGAAGACCGAAAGAAAAGATCCGTATGTATATTCTGGATCAGGAAAATACTGGAAGAGACACTTAAAAATGTATGGAAAACAAATTTCTACTCTTCAGGTATGGGAATTTGATAACATAGAAGAATGTGAAGTTTTTGCCTTAAATTTTTCTAAAAAAAATAATATTATAGAATCTGCTGAATGGGCGAATTTAAAATATGAAAACGGTAAAGATGGAAACCCAAAAGGCTGGCAAGGTATGATAGGATCGAAAAATCCTCTGTACGGACAGACTGAAGAATTAAACAATTTTTATGGTAGAAAACATAGCCAAGAAACCATCCAGTTATACAAAGAACAAAAAGCAGGAGGCAACAATCCAAGGGCTAAAAAGATCACAACGCCTCGGGGTCAATTTACTACTGTCAAAGAAGCAGGAAAAGTATTAAAAATGCACTTATCAACATTAAGAAGATTGCTTAATAATAGTGAAAATGGCTATCATTGGGGTTGGAAATAAATCTTAAATGTAGTATAATATAAAAACAAACAGTGGACTCAGGCATTCATCCCACTTAAAATACTCTGCATGTCATTGCTTATTCAAGGAGAATACAATGGCAAATCTACAACCTGTACAATATAAGTACACCAGCACCAAAGAGTATCACGACGCATTTCCATGTGCATACAGACAATGGAGAGCTGACTCTCACTGTAACTTGATTCACGGTTACAGTTTTTCAATGAAGTTCTATTTTGGTACAAATAATCTAGACGTTCGTAATTGGGCGGCTGACTACGGCGGCTTGAAAGAACTCAAAGCAATATTAGAAAATCAATTTGACCACACATTACTAGTAGCAGAAGATGATCCGGAATTAGAAACATTCAAATTGTTGCAAGAAAAGAAAATGGCAAAACTAACTATCCTACCAAAATTAGGATGTGAAGGTTTATCTGATATGCTTTACAAATATATCAATGGCGTTTACATTCCAGATATGTGGGGTCCAAGCGAAGCTGCTCGCCTTTGGTGTTATCGTGTGGAAGTACGCGAAACTCAAAGTAATATGGCATTCAGAGAAGGGCACCGCGAGTGGAATGAAGATTTGTTTTCGTAAACTTTGGCGCCTTTGGGCCAAAGCATTAGGAGAGAAAACGGGCAAAACGGATGAGGAATCAGACCGAATTGCTTGCATTCGTACCTTAATTGTGTTATCATATGTACTTACAAACACTTTTATAATCGCAGGCGTCATTCGACACTGGTAATGTGTTCGCTTGTAAATGGATAAATTATGATAGTAAAACG